GACATGAAAAAACAAGAAAAACAGGAAAAACAGGAGAAATAATGGAAATTATATTATTAATGTTGTTGATATTGGGGTTTAATTCAGATGATCCCAAGAGCGCAGAAAGAGAAGTACCAATCGTACCCCTAGCAGAGCCTATAGTAGTAAACACAGCAACTGTTACTCAGTTGGCAGAAGTGTTAACTGAAGTAGCAACCATGGCTACAAGTACAAGTACAAATACTAACACAGGTACTAACACTAGTACAAACACTAGTACAAATACTGATACTTCGACAGAGACGAATACTAATACAGCTACAGTAGCAAGTATCATTGCAGAAATAAATACTGCAACGACTACAGTAACAGCTACAGCTACGAATACAGGTACTAGTACTTCTACTTCGACATCAACATCAACAGGAACATAACTTTAGTGCTACTCATATGGGTAGCATTATGTTTTCAATACTACCTGCATACTCAGTTTAAAACTATACTAAACACTACTCGAAGTATCGAGTTAAAAGACACTACACCAGTAAACAAGAGACACCCCTTCGAAGTCTGTAGAGATAGACTATATACTACACACCCCGAAGTTATAACTCAAAGTGAATGGCGTCAGTGCATGATAGAGGAAGCAAATGGATAAGATTAAAAGATTTTTCGCAGCTGTGAATCGCTGGTGGATATGGCTTAAAAGCAAGTTCGTACCAGTATACACAATAACTGTAAGTTACAATCAAATTTGGGGCGACGCAGATGATCAAATCTTTATAGCAAAGAAGATCATAACACAGAAAGAAAAATTATTAAAGTTTAGGACACAGGCTGGAGAAATAGTAATATTCTCTGGGGCTGAAGGTCTTAACTACAAAATAGAGGAAATGTAATGAAATACATAGTATTAACAGCAAAAATAGGGCTATTAGCTCTCATAGCTTCCATGTTGCTACCATCTGGTGCATCGTGGTTAATAGACTTACTAAACAACAACAGTCAATCAATGGGATTATTCGTTGTATTATGTTTAGTAGTAATAGCAATAGACTCTGAGAAGGAGTTATTAACAGCAGGAACTAAAGGAATTACAGACGAGTATACAAGTACTTCAGGTAAGAAAAGAACAGCTAAGAAATTAAGAGAGGAGCATATAGTATGAATCAAATGTTACTAGCTTTTTGTTTAGTTTTAGGTGGAACTAGTTATTGGTTGTACACAGAAAATGAAACACTAAAAGCAAACAATGTAAAATTAGAGGGAGCAGTAGCAACACAAGAAGAAGCTATAGCAACGATGCAGGCTGACTTTAGTTTACAAACAGAACAGCTTCAAGGAATGACTTTAAGAAGTCAAGAGATACAAAGAGAGTTAATGAGGTATAGCAGCTTCATTAAAGAATATAAATTAACAGCAAAAATACTGGAAGATCCAGTAGAAATGGAAAGGAAAATAAATAATGGAACAAAACATGCATTTGAATCAATTGAAAAACTTAGTGCTACCGTTGACGATCTTGATGATGGTCTCCAGTTGCAGTCTACTGGGAACTAAACAACTAGAAATAACAGCAAAACCAATGGATAGAACGATTGTTCAACCCATTATGCCTCGTGAGATTGACTTAAGTAGTCCACAGTGGATAATTGTAAACCCAGAGAATTGGGAAGAGCAGTTAGACAGAATTAAAGAACAAGAAGGAGAGTTGGTATTCTTGGCAATGACAGTGCCAGACTACGAACTTATGTCAATGAACATGAAAGAATTAGAAAGATATATTACTGAATTAAAAGATGTAGTAGTATACTATAGAAAAGTTACAATTAATTCATTTAATTAAATGTTAGATAAGTTTCGCAACTGGATTAATCTTGTCAAAGAATATAGGATGATGATGAAAGCTTCTAGATTCTTTGATAAGAACCCTGTTGTTCAAGGACGCTTTGAAGAACTTGAAGAATGGTGTATGGAACTCGAAGAAGAAATTCGAGAGTTAAAAAAGAAAATCTCTAATAAATAGGGGTAGCCTCGTAAGAGGGTTAGGAGATAAGGATGTTAGAATTCTTACAGTGGATTATAGGATGGATTCAAGTTATACCGTGGTTAGTCATGAGTGCTTCAATCATAGCAGCGTGTACGGATACGCCCGCAGATGACAAAATAGTAGGGAAAGTATATAAACTTCTCGACTGGTTTGCTATCAATGTAGGTAAAGCCAAGCAGGATGCAAAGGAGAGCTAAATGGCACAACCACCTAGCGAACAATTCCAAGGAGACATGAGCCGTAATGAGGTCGAAATTGATCTTAAAAAGTTTATGGAGATGGTCTCACAGATCGGTGAATTAAAAGCACAGATTCTGGAAATGGAAAATGAAAGAGAACCCGACAATCCTTGGCAAAAAGCCATATGGTTTTCAAATATGATTGACGCATGGCGCATCTTTCCAAGAATGTTTTTAAGTATTTATATGTACTTACTATACTATTGTACGTTTTGGTTCATGGAACTCGACGTACCAACATTAGAACAGTCAGGCTTGATCTCGATTGTAGTAGGAGCAGGCGCAGCTTGGTTTGGACTATACGCGGGCACAGCTAAAGACAAGATTAATGGTGGAAAGTAAAAAATAGTTCTTGACTTCTTCATTCAAATTTAGTATAATATAAGTTATGAAAAAGTTTAAAGACATTAAAAAAATCAAGCCAGAGAAGAAACCCTGTAAGATGTGTGGAAACACAGACAATGCAGACGACCTCTGTGGCGTATATAAGTGCTGGAAGTAGAGTAATGAACTTATTTTACTTAGACGAGGATCTCGATAAGGCAGCAGAGTATCATGTTGACAAGCATATTGTTAAGATGCCACTCGAAGCTGCCCAGATTCTTTGCACAACAATTTGGATAGACGAATATCTAGGGTATGTTCCTCGTGCATTAGATGCAGACGAGCGTGAAGTTCTCAACAAGGTTAAAGCCGAAATTAAGCATTTACCACTTGAGGAACGTCCCTACCCCTACCTCCCAATGATGTACAATCATCCTTGCACTATCTGGGCAAGAGAGTCATTAGACAATCATGAGTGGGTTCATTGTTATGCTAACGCATTGAATGATGAGTACCACTATCGTTATGGCAAGTTCCATAAATCAATAGAGCAAGTAGTAAACAAACTACCAGATCCAGTACATTTAGAGAGAGTAGGTTTTACTAAGTTCGGTTTGGCTATGCCAGAAGATCTTAGAGACTACGATAATCCGATACAAAGTTATCGAGATTATTACCATTTAGACAAAGCAACCTTCGCCAGTTGGAAATACAGAGACAAGCCACACTGGTGGAACGAAGATTATGCTGATTACGAAAAGAGGATAACTAGAACATGAATTATAAATTTAATGAAGATGTGATATTATCTCATCTAAAAAACTATATAGATGCTACTTATGACCAGCACTATAGTATGGGTAGAATTCAATCTACCGAGTTCATATTTGATGCAGACCAAGGCGAAGGCTTTTGTATAGGCAACATAATTAAATATGCACAGCGCTTCGGAAAGAAAGATGGTAGAAATGATAAAGACTTATATAAAGTCCTCCATTATGCAATCATTCTTTTAGGAAGCATACAAGAAGAAAGAGAACGAGCTTTCGTTGATTATGACGAAACACCACAGCGAGACCTATTAATATAGTGCTAGAATTATACATGAAAAATAGATATACATTTAAGCTACAGCAAATGATAGGCAACTGGATGAGTAGTGTTTTAGAGAAAGCATTACAAAGAAACGCAAACAAACAATTTGATAAGTACACAATAGAGTACAGAGATGGAGACAATACATAGTGGCAGTTAGAAAGAAAAAAGAAGAACAACTATCAGAAACAAACATTAATAAAGTAATAGACTTGCTAAGTGCAGATAAACCTATTACTAAAAAAGAAGCGTGTGCAATACTAAACATAGCATACAACACAACACGCTTAAGTAAGATTATTGCAGATCACAACGAAACAATACAGTTTCGAGCAATACGAAAAGCACAGAATAAAGGTAAGGGCGTAACAGAAGCAGAGAAGAAGTCAATAGTAAAGTATTACTTAGATGGCGATAACGTATCTGACATTGCTAAACAGCTATATCGTTCCCCAGCTTTTATTAAGTCTGTGATTGAAAGAATGGGTATCCCACAAAAACTTCCAGATACTGACTACGAAGGAATCAGAAATGCATTACTTCCAGACCAGTGTATATCTGAAGACTTTATAACGGGAGAAAGAGTATGGTCTGTAAGAGGCAATTGCCCAGCGATTGTCCAAAAAGAGTGTACAACTCATGAGACAAATTAC